CTTACCAAATCCATTCGATCCAACCAATAGGGTATGTGAACTAGAATCTAATTCATATTCTATTATAGCATTACCTACAGATAAGAAATTTCTTGCAGAACATCGTTTAAAAATTACTCTTGACATTGTATGGATTCAATATATAGTTGTTTAAAATAAGTTTTGATATTATCTTTTGATGGTATATCTACAGTATCAATATATCTATCAATTAGAGTTATGGTATCTTCATCTTCAATATCTACTGTGTAATCGGTATTCGTTAATTCAGAAAATGCTTCATCAATGATCTTAATTTCATGTACACCAATTAAAGATAAATTATCTAGGAAATTTTCAAACTTTATCTGATTAGTTTTATTCTTTACAATCAATTTAATAAAACACCTTTTAAATTGAGATAAATCTTCTGGAATATTCGACTCATCATAATAAATGGTTTGATGTAATACATACGGATTTCTGATGAATTCCAATTTTCCAGTATCACAATCTAATATATGGAATCCTTTTGGATCATTAGCATCCATCCAAGAATGCTCACAAAATATACCCACATACAATATATTACCTTTCTTTGATCTATGATGATAATGTCCAGAAAATACAGTATCAAATTTATCAAGATCAGTCAATTCCTGTCCGCCATGAGACATTTGACCAGTAAACATTTCAAATCCTGAGAATTCAAAATGACCGATTAAATATTTTGCATCTGTGGATTTAATGGATTGTTCAATTGACTCTTTATTGTCATCGCAAATCCAAGGAACTAAAAGGAATTTAGATTTACCTATTACAACTTCTTCTGGCTTATCAATAATCTTTATATTATCATAACCTTCCAATAAAACTTTCGTAGAGTTATATTCTACTGTATTTCTATAAAGTATATCATGATTACCCAGAAGTGTTATTAATTCCATTCCATGCGATTTCAATCGATCAAAGAAATACCTTCTAGCTTCATAGATTGATAGTGTCGGAATACCTTTTCTGGAATCCCATAAATCACCCAACTGTATGATAGTTTTTATATTATTTTTTAAACAGTATGGAAAAAATATATCCAGATAGCATTTATCAAAAAACTCATGTAATTTTGGATTGCCGTTTCTACATGAGAAGTGAGTATCACCCAATAATATTACTTTATGATTCAATTATTTCATCCCCAATGATTATTTGAGATTCATCAATATTTGCAAATTGCAAGAGATTATCATCAGTTGATTCATCGCTTAAATATTTTCTTTTATTTTTTGGTTTAATCTGATAATCTTCATGATCATCCGATAGAGAATTTGACTTTACATATTCCAAGAATTCTGATATATCATGTTCATCTTCATTTTCTATCAATGAATTTATGTCCATGTTTTTTATGATTGCTACTTTGATTTTTTGTTGCTTAGATTCTTTTTGAATTCTGACTAAACACGCCCGCCAGCAGAATCTTGACCAATATCCAAATAAATTTTTGCTCTTTTCTGGATTAAAGTTTAATGTATATCTAAGAATGACTTCAATTGAATCTGATACCATCAGATCTTTATAGGAATAGCCTGAAAAATTCCAGCGACTAACTACTTTATTTGCTATTAACATTATTGCCCTAGCTAACACATCGGGCATTTGTGGTCGTTCTAATTCTAATTCATCAGCCTTTCTAACTTCATCTTGCCACTTAACATGAATTTCAACTAATTCAGAATTCTTAAAATATTCTCCAGCCATAAACAATTAATCCCTATAATAGTAAAATTTCATAATATAGGGATTAATCACATTTAATCTAAGATTATATCATAACTCAAATCTTTATGTCAAGCATTATTTCATGAGTTATGAAATTTAATTCTTCGTTTGTATATATTTCTGCTCTTGCAGAAGTGTGTTTCTTTAGATAATCACGCCGACCAGAAGTAACTGGGACATCACAAATATCAAATAATTTCGATTTAAATTTATTCTTACCTAGTCTTAAAACCCTACCAATACTCTGAATGATTTTTATTGGGGATTTGTATGGATGGGCAAATATTAAATTATGCAATCTCTTAACTGACCAACCAGTAGCAATAGTTCCAAATGATCCTACTGTAATAGACTTATCAAGTGTTTCTATTATTGCTCTGATCGATTCCCTTTCGGCTACATCTGTATTTCCATTGATAAAAAATACAGGAATATCTGGGTATAATTCTTTAGTTAATTCAAATAGATACTTACCATGTTCTTCAAAGTTGAATAAGATTAATGAGTTACCTGGTCGATCCGCAGCTAAATTAACTATAAACTTATTTCTATCCTGAAGATTGGTAATCCAATTAATTTGATCTGGATATTTCTTATCTTTCAATGCCTTGTGTACTAGCTTTGGATATTTAACTATCAGCATATTAATTTTAATATCGGCAACTTCGCCACGATCTATTAATTGCCTAGTAGTTGTTGCCTGATAGATATTGCCAATTAATCCAATTAATTGCAATTGACTAACCTTAGATTTCTTTACAGATCCAGAAAATCCAAATCTATATTTAACTTTTGTGCAATTCTCCAATATCCCAGTGATTGATTTAGTATCTGCCTTATGTACTTCATCTATTAGAATAGCATCAAATAATTCATTAAAGTATGAAAAATCTTCTTTCTTCTTTTTAGAATGTTGTGATTGCCACGTAGAAATTGCAATTGGGTATTTGATTGTAGAATCAAGTTTAGCATGAATTTGTTGAACATTCCCATTTACATCGAATTTATTCTCTTGACTATAGTCAATCCAATCAGTATAAGTCTGAGAAACTAAATTAGTAGAATCGGTTAAAATTAGTATTCTCTTACCATGTTCAAAATAAAACTTACTAATCAAATACATAATTAAAGTCTTTCCACTAGAAGTTGGAGACTTTATCACCTTCCGATCATTCAATAAACATTCAATAATAGCTGCTTCTTGATAATCCCTAAGTTCAATTACATCATCACCAGAAGTAATTACTTGACTGTCAATCCAGGATTGAATATAATCTAAGCTATAATTATCAGTTGGAGATTCTTTGGCAATGCGTTCAAGTTCAATTATTACAATTTCAATAGATTTATCTCTTGACCATTGTATTAATTCATCATATAATCCAAAATATAATCTTTTGGTATTAATATTATATAAATGAACTTGACCATCCCAAACTTCAGCCTTATATAATGGCATATATTTATATCCATCAACAAAAAAACTGAAATGATTATAAATCAATTCTTCAGTTTCTTCATCAGACTCGACCATCATCCAAACTTCATTTAGTTTGGTAATATATAATTTAGTAATATTTAACTTCCCGAATAAAATTTCTCTGCTTCGAGCAATGCTCTAATATCATATGACCTTGATGCAATAGCTTTAATTATTGATTCTAAGGTATCTAAGCAGATTTTATAGTAATTTAATTTAGTAGATAATTCAACCATATCAGAATCGGTAGTTATTAGAGTTTCTAATTCTGATTTTATAGGTTTAATTCCTTGATATTGATCCCAATTCAATTCTAATAGTTCTTCTTTACCCATCTCACCTTTGTAGTACCTAGATTTTAATCTATGCATTTTTATAACTTCAACTTCAACTTCTCGATATGCACATTTAATTTCTATTAGATAGTTTAAGTATTTAGAATGTAATATTGGAGTATGAATGATTTCATTTCTGATTTGAAGAGAATCTATTTTGGAATCTTCTGACCAAGATTCCTTGATTACTTGCAGTATATTTGACATTCAATATTCTTCAGTCTATATTAACAGAACATTATAACATGAAATAATATTGAATGTCAAATAAATTTATATAGAGTATACTTAAATGTTACAGTTGCTTTGAGATAATTTACGTTTGTATCTTTGGAACTCCATTCCAACCCACTTAAATTGACTGGAAAGCAATCCATAAAATTTACCACACAAACGGATTCCCGATCAGAATTCAATCCAATAACATGAATATCAGATTTTAACATAGATTCAACATTTCTTGAATGAGGAAATAATGCAGCCTTCTTATTAATCTGATTTATGAATTGAGAATCATTCTCAGGTGCTACTATTCCAAATAACCAATCAACCACAGATTTATAGTTTAAAAAGTTTTCATTGACTATAAAAGAAATCCTCAAAGGCTCAAATCTCATATTAGTACCAGTCATTGGAATGTCTGCATATGGAGTTTGGTAATCCGATGGAGTTACCATTTCTATAGATGGAAGATTAAAGTCTTGGGCATAGAAGGCAACTCCAGGAACATCCAATGCAACGCAATAAAACTCATTGATTGCAGCAAAGTTAAACTGATTATTTAAACTTGGATCTGGAATTTCATATGGTAAATCTTTTAAAAACATTAGATTATACTCAATCTATCGTATATCAATTGTAAATCAGAAACGGATACTGGTCGTACCGACGAATACTTTCTTACATTAGATTCAATAAAGGTGTAACCAACCAAAATATCATCTAACATCACTTCAAGAGTCTGAGTACCAACTATAGTATTAATATCGACTCTCTGCATTTTACCTTGTCCAAATAAAAGTGGAAACATTAATTAAT